GACTCCATAGCGAAGTTAGTGTGTCTCCTGTAGGTGACCTTCCAGAAGGTAATCTGCGGATTACCAGTCAAGTAAACATCCTGCGCGCCGTAAGCTACTAATTGCATTAAACCACCACCCATGATTTTCTGTTATACTATACTAAAAGAAAAAAAAATATTTTTTTTCAATTTAAATTAAAATATTTTGTAATAAATTTGTTCAAAAAATCCTCGGTAAATACTTGTTTCTCTTTACTTTTATGCTTTGAAAATATATAACTATTCTGTTTTTTTTTAACAGTCCATCCATCTTCAATTGCGTTAAAAATGAAAACCATTTTACTGATATCTTTGTTGTTTTTGCAATGTTTGCTTAGATCTATCTCATTCATTTGATTATATTTTTTATTTTATATTTAAAAGAAATACACAAAAGTTCTTATATGTCCGAAATTGAATCAAATTATACACTAGACAAATTATTCTCAAATCAAATCAATTCGTTTAAAGAAGAAGAAGCTTTGATTATAGAGAAATCTAGGATGAAAATATTATCCATTGAAAATAAAATAAAGGCCTGTAGCAGAAAAGACAAAATTAAAAAATACAAAGAAAGGATACAAGCTCTGAATCATAAAATGAGTGTTTCTCATAAAAAAATGAATGAGTATCTACTTTCCAATTCAGAACATTTATTTGATTATTTTGTTACAAAGCAAAATATTGAAAAAAACAATAATCCCAAAAAGGCATTGGATAATTTCTTTAGTAAGTCTAAAAAAGAAGAATACATTTCACATAGCAAATGTAGTCGGAATATGAAAGAATATCTAAAAGAAAACAATTTTGATGTGTACATTGAAAATTATCATTATCATAACAATACTACCGACGAACGTGACATGTGCAGTGTATGCAACGAGGGCGAACTTATAAAATCTATATATGACGGCATATTGATTTGTAATAAATGCTTTTCAACTGATAAATATTTGATTCACAATGACAAACCAGCATATAAAGAACCTCCTAAAGAAATATCATTTTATGCCTATCGGCGCATAAATCACTTCAAAGAGATACTAGCACAATTTCAAGCTAAGGAGTCAACTGATATACCAAACAGTGTGATTGAAGATGTTAAAAATCAAATAAAAAAAAAGAAAGAATAACGTTACATAAACTCACGAGCAAGCGGACTAAAGAAATTCTTAAAAAACTGGGATATAACAAATATTACGAACATATAACATTTATAAAAGACAAAATGGGAATAAAGCCACCAATTATGAGTCAACAACTAGAAGAAACGCTGTGTAATTTGTTTATAGATATTCAAGTCCCATATGCTAAATTCTGCCCAAGCGACCGTGTAAACTTCCTCAATTACTATTATACACTATACAAACTATGTGAACTTCTTGATGAACGGAAGTATTTGCCACATTTCCCTATGTTGAAAGATCAAAAGAAAATAGAGCAAGATGAAATATGGAAAAATATTTGTCAAGATCTAGGATGGGATTTTATACCTACTCTTTGAATTGTACAATGTTGTTTAAGACGATGATAATATAACGAATATTCATTATATTATCAATCAATTACGATTTACTTAAAATCCGCCAGGGAATCTTACTAGATTCGCGCCAATACCGAAGCCGGCACCGGTTCTGGCAGTCTCTCCCATCGACGGAATGTAAGTGTCAAGAACCGAGAATGTTGCGGCGGCGGTGAGGGCAATCAAACCAATTTCATCCAACTTAAGCGAAGCCTTCGGAATCGCGTAGCACGCGATAGCTACCATAAGACCCTCTACTAAATATTTAATAACTCTTTTTAAAACTTCTTGAACGTTCAACATCATAATATTATATTATATAAATAGAAAAAAAATATAAATAACTTTATTCTATAATATAGATAATGTCAGAACATATTGATTTGCTAGATGAAGATAGAGCAATCGCCGAACAGAAATTTGCGTGCCTGTCTTTTGTTTCGCCTGAGAAAATACTAAAGGATAAGAACCTTTACTTTTTTGAAAAATTTGCCGATCAATATAATTTCAACAAACAAGCAGAATTGTTGACAAAATTTTCAAATTATATATCCTACAAGTATCAACTAAATGCGGAAGATATCATGAACGATCTCAAAGAGTTCTCTACAATTGAGAAAGATTCGATGTATGAAAATATTCAAGATGATTACAAAAACTTCATGGACAAGAATGAAGAAAAATATGAGTCGCAGTTTAACAAGGAACACTCATTTCAGACATCGACGAGAGGCTTAAAGGTGAGGGGTGTATTTCCAACTCAAGAAGAGGCTGAAATGAGGTGCAAGATGTTGCGCCAGGTTGATCCGAATCATGATGTGTATGTTGGTCCGGTCGGAATTTGGATTCCATTTCACCCGGACGCATACAAAACCGGAAGAGTCGAATATCTTGAGAATGAGCTCAACCAACTTATGCATGAAAAGAATCAAAATGAAGAGCAAGCGAAGTTGCAATTTGATAATCGGGTTAAAGAATCTAAACTCAAGGCAATTTCAGAAAATATGGAGAAGGCTAAAAAAAACGGAAATAAGCTAACGCAAACAATTAATGAAGATGGAGAACTTGTTGGAACAGATGAGGGTAACAGTCTAGAGAAGAAGTTGGGCGTAAACGCGTCTATGGACGAAATCAAGAAGGAACTTTTCGAAGGAGACAATATTGTTACTGGTAAAACAGATCATGGTCTCAGCGAACTGACAAAAAATTGATATCGGCGACTATATTTTTTTAACACCACAAAACAATTATCCTCATAATTCAAGATGGAAAGGGAGAAAGAAACAAAACAAGTGACGAAAAAATCAAATAAGTGTAATATTTGCAAAAAGAAAAGTGTAATAAATATAACATGTACAAAATGCGAGAAGATATTTTGTATTAAACATCGCTGTCCTGAAAACCATATGTGCGTTCATGATTATAAAAAAGACTTTGAATTATCGGAAAAAATAATATCATCCAAAATAGAGGTCATTTAATTTAGTTCACATTTTTATAAAAATAAAAATTATATTCACGTTTTATTTTTATTTTTTACTATTCGTAATATAAATGACAACAAGTGTTGTGTTTGATGATATTGATTATTCTCAAATTGAATACGATGCGAATGCTTCAGTATATGAAACTATGTTGACGGATCCGAGTGCGTCTATTATTGCGTTACAGGGCTTGCGTATTCTAAAAACCAGAGAAACCGGCGACGAAGTTGTTGTACCGGATACAATAGGTCGCGCCGAAAACCCAATGACAAACTTCAACGAAACATCTTATGAGCAATATAGAATGCGACGAAAAGCAGAAGTTTTAAAATACAATAAAAATAGTACAATAACCAAGAGAACACATTACTCTGCGTTGACTTCATCGCGAAGGGGGAAACTTTCAAATACGTCTGTTGTATCTTCCAGATGCGAATCGGATATAATACGCGTAAAAACGGCAATAAATTCAGGGGTGAAAGGTGATAATTCATTATTGTTCTATGATCAAAATGTGACATTTATTGAAAAGTTATAGTAATATTACTCATTTCTTTTGGGGGACGAGACATTCGTCGATGCGATTAAAAATATCGCCCGATGTACATACGTCATCCTTAAATACTTGTATGCATTGTCGCACATTGTCGTCTTGTCCTATGTAACAATACATATCATCCTTGCTTACAAACTGATTTTGCGAATATTTGCTTTTATCAAATCCATTATTTTTAGGTTTTGATTCTTCTTTTTTTTGCTCTTTTTTTTTACTTTCTTTCACAATATTGTTATCTACAACAATTTCTCCGTCTTTTTTAATAGTCATTTTATCCTTCTCTACAAGTTTGTCTTTTTTCTCTGTCACGGTTTTGGTTTCTTTCAACTCTTCATCGTTCTCCTTTATTTGGACAACGTCTTTGGATATAGTCTTTTCCACCCCGAATATTTTATTTAAATATGCCATGATCTCTTTTCGGTAATAGTAACAAGCTCCTGCGGTAAGTAACAATATAAACAAAAACAGAAAGAAAAGAAGGTTAGAATTAGCGGAAGAATGATTTGTATCTTTTATTTGCGAGTTTACATTATTATTAACACTATTTGTGTTCCTGGGGTAGTCGCCAACAACTTTTTTGGTTTCAGAAACATGCGAGTCAAATAAAGAGGGTGACCAAGAAACTGACGCATTTGACTCAAAATTGTTGACATTGGTATTGTATACTTCCTTTACTGTATTCCGAATGGTATCTTTCATAATTATATTATGCG